ATTCCTGGAATTTGCAAGGGAGAGAAAGATTGTTATAAGGCATATTGAAAAGTCCATATTTACCGGGGATGCATTTATCGAAAAACCCAGAAGGATAGCGGGTCAATTTCTGCCGATCATTGCCGTATATGGCCACCGAATCTATGTCAATGGGGCCGAATGGTACAAGGGATTTGTGCGGGATCTTAAAGACGCTTCCAGGTTATTGAATCAACAGCTTTCTCAATTATCGGAGAATGCTGCCGGCAATAGTCAGGAAATACCTATTTTTGATCCTAAGCAAGTAGAAGATCCTGGTATTAAAGCAAGTTGGGCAGATGGCACGAATGCGGCTTATAAACTGGCAAAGATGCTTACTGATGATGATGGAAAAGTAATTGCGAGTGGGCCGCTAGGGTATGTAAAGCCGGCTCAATTGGATGGAAACACCGCGGCCCTTTTGCAGTTGGTTCCTCAGCTTATCCGTGATTTCACTGGTGGCGCACCCCAGGAAACTGTTGATCCCAATGCATCGGGCAAAGCTATTACAGCCGCCAGGAAGATCCAGGACTTAATGACTCAACCTGTTTTAGAAAACATTTCAGCGGCTATTGAATGGAGTGGAGTTGTCTATGCTTCGAAAGCCGATGAGTTGTATTCAACTCCGAGGATCATTCGAACTATTGGAAAGGATGGATCGGAAAGCACTCAAGAGTTAATGAAGCAATCATTAGATGAAGAATCCGGAGAGATAATCCAAACCAATAGTATTACTGGCAAGAAATTCAGGGCTTATGCTGATATCGGTCCTCAATACGAAACTCAGAGACAGGAAACTACGGATACTGCTTTGAGGATGATCGAAACACTGGCTCCGATTCAAGGTGCTCAACCATTTATTCCGGAATTGGTTGGAGTGGCTATTGAGAATATGGCAGGAACCGGTCTTGAGTCTATTAAGAAAATGAATAGGAAGATCAGGTTGCTCGCTGGAACGATTGACCCTGAAACGGATGAGGATAGACAAGTCATTGCCCAGGCTCAACAGGAACAGCAAAACCAAAGTGATCCGCAGAGAGAATTAATTGAAGCAGCTACCCAACAGCAATTATCGGAATCAAGGAATCTGGATTCAGCGAGTGCTGAAAAGATACAAAGCGCCGAACTCAAAGCCGCGCAAACCAGAAAAACCTTGTCGGATATCCAGGTTAATCAAGCTAAAACGGCATCAGATATCAGGGTTAATGAAGCCAAGACCTTAAAAGAAATCAGGGAAAGTATATTCAAACCATTGGAACGTGTTCCAGTTTAGGAGAAGTCATGGCAAGAATAAGGAAATTGATAAAGGCAGTAAGATCAGCAAAAAAGACAAAACCAGTTGCTGGCAATGCCAATAAGCTAAAGAAATTGGCCCAACTGAAACAGGTTAATAAAGATATTGATGAACGATTCAAGGTCAGTGAAAAACTCTTTGTGAAAAAGGAGAAACTGATGAATGAATTAGGATTAAGAAGTGTATGAGTAACACAGTTTCCTGAAACTTAAAATCAGGCTCGCCTCCTGGGGCGTTAAACCTTGAGCCGCAAGGCATACTCTTTAACCATTTTAGAGGTAAAAATAATGGCCGAAACAACGGAAGCGCAAGATAACGAGACAACTGAAACAAATGATCTGGAAGAACAAGTTACCACAGAAGAGGAATCGACTGAGGCATCAGCCGGTGACGATACTACTGAGGCTACTGAAACTCCCGAGCAAGATCAAGAGTTTGAAGTAGTCCTGGAATCGACAGGTTCGCAACCTAAACCCGCAAATGTACCAGCGGTAAGTATTGGCAAGAGGATTAATAAACTGAATGCAAGGGTTGACGATGCAAGACAGGGAGAAGAACGGGCGAACAATGAATTGCTCCTGGCGAATGAAAGGAACAGGCTTCTTCAAATTCAATTGGAGCAACGAAACGAAACCCAGACTCAACCCTTGTTACCTAATGTCGATGATTTTGATGGCGGCGTCCATGACCCTGAATATGTAAAGAAATTTCAGGAATATCAGGCCGGCGCTGTTCAAACTGAAATCACCAGGCAGGTGCAGGAAGCAACTAAGCAGACAGTTCAAACAAGTAAGCAATCGGTTCAGGCCCAAGAACTTAAACGGCATCAGATCAGGCATATCCAAAAATCTGATGAGTTGGGTTTAAAAGATTATGCGGAAGTTGAAGATGAAGCCGTGTCAATTCTAGGACATAACACGGTGAATACAATCATCAGCAATTTCGATGATAGCCATATTCTTTTGTATTTCCTGGGGAAGAATCCAGGTCGAGCTGAATCTATCGCTGAAACAATCCAGACCAATCCTATACGGGGTGTTGCGGAAATAGGGGCTTTGCTTTCTAAGTTGAAGGTCAAGCCTAAAACTAAAATAACACCTAACCCTGACACGCCTTTGCCCGGTGGTTCACCATCTGGCTCTAATGACACTGATAAAAGGGCCACACAATTGCTAGACAAGGCCACTAAATCAGGTTCAAAGGCTGATCTTAATAAATATTTGGATCACCAGGCGAACCGCAGGAAGGAAGCGGCAAAGGCGCGTGGGGGATAAATTGATAAAGGATAATTATCATGGCCGATAGTGGATCAAATGCTTTTGGGAAAGAAGAAATTATTTTCTTTGACCAGGTATTGGCGGGATTCGATCCCAACAATATTACAGCAAGACAAGTAAGTAAATTTAAACCCGCTTCAACAATGTTTGAACGGTCTGGATTAACGGTTAACCGCCCTATCCCTTATATCACTCTGGGAACGGAAGGGTTGACCTTGGCCGACGCCGCTTTTGCAGATAGGACTCAATTGACAGTCCCGTCTACGTTGAATGCAAACGCCGGTTCTCCATCTGACATTAAGAACGTGCCATTTGAAATGAATGCGCTTGAACTTAATGATCCATTGCAACGAGATAGAATTGCGGAAGCCGCGGTTCAACAATTGTCTGCAATTGTGGATAGCACTGTTGCCAATGAAGTAGCCTTTAGGGGATCTTTGTTTATCAAAGATGGTGCGGCATTGACTACATATTCTCAGATTGCCAAGGCTGAGGAAATAATGACGATTCGGGATGTTGCGATTACGGCGCCTCGTACTCTCATTATGAACGCCCGAGATTATAACGGCGTTGCCGGTGATTTGGCGAAACGGGATGCTCCCCCTACCGGAGTTTCTTTGACCGCGTTTGAACGGTCCAAGATTCCCACCGTCGCTACGTTTGATTCTTTCAAGGCAAGTTTTATGCCGACTCAGAATTTCACAGCGGCATCTGGTTATCTGGTTAATGGTGCAAACCAGGAACATACCCCTCTTGCCAATATCGATAACAGAACCCAGGATTTGGATATTGATACGGGAACAGGAGCTATCAATGTCGGGGACGCATTCACCATTACCGGCGTGTTTGTAGTGAGTAATATTCATAAGAATGTCACCACGGAACTGCAAACCTTCCGGGTAGTTGTGGGCGCTTCTGGGGGTGGTTCTCAAACGATTACCATTACCCCAGCAATCGTTATTGCAACGGGTGGAACTCAGTCAGATATTGACTATGCCAACTGTTCGGCTCTACCGGATGGCAACGCTTTGAACTTTCTTAATATAACAGCCGCTCAACCGTCCAATATTTTCTTTGTTAACCGGGCGGTGGAAATCATTCATGGTTCTTTGGCAACAATGGATTTGAATGGTGCCGGTGTTGCTACCATGTCCAGGTCTACTGATAGCGGAATAGAAATTCTATTCGCTAAAAGTGCGGAAATCCTGGGGTTGACGACTAAATATCGTCTGACTATGTGGATGGCCGCTAATGTTCTTAACCCCGAAATGTGCGGGAATTTAATTGGGACTGGTGGTTGATTTACTGGGGAAGGGCGGGGAAACTCGCCCCTACCTTTAAAGAATAAACTCCTGGGGAAGTTCCCCATTAAACGAAATAAACTGAAAGGATTTCGTTATGGAACCATTAATACTTATTCCGCCACAAACAACGGCTGCTACATCTAATTTTCAAGAGATTATACAACAGGTTCTTCCAGCGACTCTTCAAGCTGATGGTCTGCAAACTGATGAAACGGTAAAAGTCAACTCAGGAAGTGGTTTTGCCGTGGGAACATTGACTCTAACCCTTACTCCGATAGTTGGTGACACTGTTACTTTAGGATCCAAAACCTATACTTGGGTGGCCGCTGCACTTACTGTCGATGGTGAAGTTGAAGTTGGAACAAGCGCGGACGATTCGATTGACAATCTGGTTGCCGCTATTAACCTCGGCCCTGGTGCGGGAACAGATTATGGCAGCGAGACCACATTAAATGATGCTGCCTCAGCTGAGAACGCGGGTAGCGATACGATGCTTGCAATTGCCAAGGCAGTTGGAGAACCCGGCACCGTACAGTCAACGCAAGTAATGGCTGCAGCTACCTGGGGAGCCACTACTTTGGTGTTTCCTTCACCACCACAAATTCTTTTACAAACGGCAGTGGCTGTTGAATTGACCCTTGACAATAACATAATAGCAATTAATTCTCCCTTAACTATCCAGGTTGTTAAAAGTATAACGGCTAATGCGGTGGGGGTAACGCTTGCTTTGGGGAGTGATGTATGAGGAAACCACCCTTTAACGCACCAGCTTTTAGCAGAGTATTTGCCCAAACTTTCGGAAAAGTCTTTGGGGTTGAAGCCTTGTTTGCTCCTGAGGATATTCCTAACCTTTTGGCTTGGTACGATGCCGCAGACCCATCGACCATTACTGATACCAATGGGAATGTAGATGCGTGGACAGATAAATCCGGGAATGGAAATGACTTTGCGCAATCGGGTGCGCCCCGGCCCACAACAGGAACCCAAACTATTAACGGGCTGAATACGATTGCCTTTAACGGGACAAACGAATTTCTATCAATAGCAACTTTTACCCCTACTCCTAATTTTACAATAGCAATGGTTTTCAGGGTTGATGGTATTAACGACGAGTTGGAATCTATAATTTCTTTTAATGATAATTTAGCAGGGAATGAAGATTTCCAAATTGAAGCGAATAGTGATGTGGCGTATCACGGAGACTTTACCTCAACCAACTTAGGGGATATTACGGGTGTTCGTTTTCCCACTGATTTAGATACAGTTGAAATTGCCTTAATATATCAGTTGGCTACCGTTGATAAAAGTGTGCGCCTGTTTCAGTCTAGTGGTCCGGTAAATTCTGATGTAGGAGATTATAACGGTAATTTGAGTGCCGATCAGAATTTTAAAATGGGAGTGAATAGGGGCGGCGTACAATTCCTCAATGTTGATATTGGAGAAATGTTGTTTATTAATAGGGCCATAGGTGTCCAGGAAAGAACACAGCTTTTTGACTATTTCAATTCCAGGTGGGGGACCTAGACCATGACTATTGGCACTAAAATTATTACAAGCGCCTTAAGAAAGATCCAGGTTGATACCCTGAATTCTCCTGCTTCCCCAGAAGATATTTCCGATGCTGTATTTGTTTTAAACTCTATGATTTCTTTATGGTTAAGCAAGGGGATCAGGCTAGGGATTGTCCCTTTGGAGGCTCCTGGCAACGAATTGGGAGAACCTAACGACACCACAAATGCCATTGTTTCAAATCTTGCCATACGTTTAGCCGATGATTACGAAAATGGACAGTCTATCGTTACTCAAAGTCTGAAAAATAATGCAACCAGGGATTTTGAAGAACTTGCGAACATAGGATACCGGGAACATTTTGTTCCTCAAATTTTTCCTTCTTCAACCCTACCAACCGGGGAAGGTAATAAAAATAGATTTATAAGACGGCGTAATTTCTTTGGTCCTTTCCGACCTTTAGGGAAGTAAACAATGCGATACCCTTTACCAAAAGGATTAACAGGAAGTCCTTCTCTGCCTAAAACGCAGACTAGTTTATTAAATTGTTTTAATAATGCAGAGACTCCCCCTGTAGTTTTACCGCGTCCTGGGATTGAAGAACTTAATACAACTGGAGATTTGGCCAGGGGTAATTTTAATTGGAGGGATAGAATATTCCAGGTGGTATCGGAAAAGCTTATAAAGATTACCGATATTAATACAGGGGCATTTGAGGTTATAGGAACGATAGAAGGATCGGCTAATGTGGATACATCAATTGGATTTAATTTTGCCGTTATTGTTGTTAAGAGCGCAACCGGGAAGGGTTACACCCTCAGCGTCGATGATACTTTGTTAGAGATAACGGATACAAATTTTAATCCTTCTAGGAGCGTAACTAATATTAAGGAACTCACTGTTTATATTCCTTTTGATGGTGGCGTTGCTTTTTACAGCGAACCCGGTACACCAGGGACAATTCAGGCAACGAATTTTTTTGATGCTCAACAAGCACCGGATCTAAACCAAGTCGCATTCAATCTTTCCGATACTCTTTATATTATGGGAACGGATTCCATTGAACTTTTCCGTGTAGTTACTTCCCCGAGTCTTCCTTTCCAGAGCGTTACGGGTGCCAGGATTAACAACGGATTTGTCGGGGGATTAGTGGAATATGGCGACACCTTTTTATTTATTGGTAAAGAGAAAGATCAGGGATTTGGAATTTATGCAATTGGCCAGGGTCAAGCGCCAAAGATTTCGAATGAAAGGATAGAAAAAATTCTTTCAGAACATACCCCGGCTGAACTTGCTGAGGCAATACCTGGAAGCATTAAAGTACAAGGTCATTTTCTTGCCACCTTTCAACTAAGAAGAAGTTCATTCGGTTTTTACAAAGGGGAATGGTTCGAATTGGAGACTATATTTGATGGAGTATCGAGCCCGTGGGGAGGAGGGTTTATAGCCCAGTTGAATGGTCAATATTTTACTGCCTTTCAAGATAAAATCGGCGTGTTTGATGAGGGCCTCAACACTGATTATGGAGAGAGAGTAACGCGGTCAATCAAAATGATTTTCATTCAAGAGGATGGAAACTGGTTTGGTGTTTCCCGTATGGAACTTGGTATTTCGCAAGGTTTTAATGAGAAGAAAGCTAGTGGGGTAAGGAGTGGAACGGTGGCTCTTGTGACTAGCAGGGACGGTGTTATTTTTGGTCCCCCTGTTTTTCGTGATCTTGGAGTAGAAGGAAATTATCAGAGTAGATTGATATGGAGAAGGATCGGAAGGTTTAATTCATTTATGTCAGTGGAATTTCGGACTACTCAGGATGTTAATTTTTCCGTGGCTTATGTGGAGGCAGCGATAGCATGACAAATCCGCTAGCAAGCAAACCGAACGCTGGATCAGAAATTGCTAAAGATGTTGGGGGAATGCTTAGGATTTCTCAACAGTATCAGACGTTCCTGGACGATGTAGAGGAAGGATTAAACTTTCCTACTCTCCCGGCTTTCAGTGTCGAGGATTTAACGGTAACGGTGGCACCGGCATTGACTCCGGTTTTCCCGGCTGATGCCCACCCGGATGTAATGGTAATGGTTACGGATGAGTCTGAGGGAATAGTACCAGCTTATTCGAACGGCTCGGACTGGAAAAGATTTTCTGATAACGAAAATATTACAACATAGAGGAAAGTATTATTGTTTTGGGTTTGGAAAATTAACCTTCATTTGCGGGATGGGGGAAAGCTTATGTATGGCAGCGGGAGAAAGAGGAAAAGCGATAGAGGAGGCAGTTGCAGGGTTTAGGCGTGGCCAGGAAGAATTAAGGTTAGGTGCTGGTACGGGTCGGGAAATTATACAGGGCCAACAGGGTCAACTCCGAGAAGATTTTCTTAGGCAACAGGGATTGACCGAGGGCGGTTTTGATCCATTTATCCAAGCTGGAACCGGTGCTTTGCAGGATGTTCAACAAGGCGCGACCATTGGCGGGTTGGACGAAAGAATATCCCAGATTCTAGGAACCGGTGCTTTCCAAGGATTGCGTGAAGAAAGATTCGGAGATATCAATAGACAGTTGGCGTCTGCTGGGTTGAGTCGATCCGGATTAGGTCTTGAACAAATCGCCAATATCAGTCCTGAACTTGCCCTTCAATTAGAACGTCAACAATTCGGAAGGTCGAGAGACTTATCAAATGTTGGTTTTCAAGGTGTGGAAAGAAGGGGCGCCTTGGGGAATCAATTGACACTTGGACAAGGTGGACTTACAAGCAATTTAACAGGATTAGAGGCCCAGTTAGCCAATCAATTAGGAATTAATTTAGCTGGTGGTGAAAGAGGAATTGGTCAGGCGCAATCTCAAGGAAGATTGGCTGCTCTTCAGGCAAGTGAAGCACAATCAGCGTCAAGGAATAGATTCTTTGGAGATGTTGCTGGAATTGGTGCAGACATTTTATTGCCTGGGTCCGGGGGTTTTGTAAGAGGTGGGGTAAGTGCTGGTTTGGAAGCATTTTAAATAAAGGAATATTATTATGGCAGATGGATTCTTTGATGCGTTTCAAGATATACGCAGGGAAAATGCTTTACTAAGAAGCCAAGGGTTAGACCCCACTGGATTTGGTTCTTTAATCGAAGCGGGAAGCCTGGAAAACTTATTCGGTGGTGATCAACAAGTCCCTGTGCCTCAACAGGATTTGCAACAAGTATTGACTGATCAATTTGACCCCAGGTCAGTAGACCCTCTTGGTATTTCAGGTAGGGCAGCAGGACAAACGGGTGCTGAGTCTTTACGTTTCGGAACGCCTCCCCCAGACTTGCAACCTGTTATAACTCCACGATCAACACAATCCAGGGAACAAGTAACACGTTCTTTGGCGCGGTTACAGACTCTTGATCCAAGCGGCGTTAGTGCCAAGTTTGCTATGGATTTGATAACCAACAGAAATGCCGCAGACCTTACGGCGGCAAAATTAAAGATGGATGAGGTTTTCAAGGAAACCACGAATCTTTTAAGGGTTAAGGATCCTGTTGCTCAGGAACGCCAGATAATTCAAACCATCAGAGATAGAGCCAGTAAAGGCATTGCATCACCGGCCTTACAGAAGATTCTTGAGCTTCCTATAGAACGCCGTGTAGTTGGTCTTGAACAAAGAAAGACGATTGCCACCGATGTAAAAACAATATCTGAAAATGAACAGAAAGAACTGGATCGGGAAAGCACAGAAAGAATTGCAACTGCTAGACTTGCCGCACAACCGGGTCAAGAGACATTCACAGAGGTTAAGGATGCGCAAGGAAATATTATCGGTCAAAGATCATCCCTTACGGGCAAAGTTGTGACTGATCCTAGAACACCCCCTTTTGTTGAACCACAAGAAACATTCACACTTATTAAGGATTCAAAGGGAAATATTTTAGGTCAACGATCATCCAAAACTGGAAAAGTGATAAGTGATCCGAGAACTATAAAGCCCCCCACCAAGACATCCCTTGAAAAGAACCTGGATGCCGCGGGTATTACCGATCCGGAAGTTCGCAAAGATATTATTGTTAAATCTTTGACTAAACCAGCAGTAAAAGTCGATATCAATAAAGGTCTGGGTTATAAAATTCCAATCGGGTTCATGCTCTTGGATACAAATGATCCAACGAAGGGAGTAACACCTATACCTGGTGGTCCTAAAGATACTGTTACCGGAGATAACGCAGGGAAAGTCCAAATGCTAAGAGTGGCACAAAAGGCTTTCAAGGGAGTTCGGAAACTGGTTTTTGATTTTAACAAAAAAGGAGAAATTACAGGTCTCCAAAATTTTAATTTATTTGCTGCCAATCTTGGTATTCCATTCACTGATATTAGAGGAGTTCCATTCACGGATGGAGATAAATTGAGAGCCAAAATGGAATTTGGAATTCAAGGTATCACTCGTATTGAAACAGGGGCCGCTATGCCTGCCAGTGAACTTGATAATACAAGGATTAGATTCATGCCCCAGGTTACCGATACCGTGGAAATTGCTAAAATAAAATTAGATATGTACGAAGATTTTATTAACGGCACCATAAAATTATTTGATCCTTCGGGAAGATTCAGCGCTCAAAGATTTGATACTGAATTTACTTTTAGAGTGGAAGGTGGAACTGAAACACAAATTCCTTCTGCAACGGCTCCTGCAACTCCGACTCCTAGAACTCCTGCTCAACCTCAACGTAATATAGCGGTGGATTTCTAATGCCTTTTTCAATTACAACCAAGGATGGTATCACCATCAATAATATTCCTGATGATGTGGCTCCAGATTCACAACAGCTTAGGGATAAGGTTACACAACTTAGGCAAGAGAGAATGGGCGCCCAGGTCGAGGAGCAAAGACTAGCTCAGCCAGAATTCACTAGGGAACCTCCGGGATTTCTCAGGACATTGCAAGGTGAAGCCGAGATAGGTGGTGCAATATTGACAGGCGCTCCTTTATTTCCTATTTCAGGGGCCGCTGGTATTGTCCAATCCCTGAATCCATTTGCTGACCCTGGTGCGTCTGCAAGAGCTGTTGAAGCGGTAAATAACCTTGCTTTCAAGCCGGGAGTGGAAGGAATTGCGGTTGTTAAAAGTCTCGGGGAAATTATTAAATCTATCACTCCCCAATTCATTCAAGACTTTGCCGGGTTTTTAGGGAATAAATTTGATGAAGTTAAAGAATCTACTTTTCAGAGATATGGACCTTTAGCTGGAACCGCCATTGCTATTTTACCAGAAGCTATATTAGAGTTTGTTCCTGGGTTCTTTGCTCTAAAAAAAGCCAGGGGACTTCGAACCACCTTAGCTGATGAGGCCATCGAGGAAACAGGGGATGCGGCTAGGAATGCCGGAGAAACCACCCTAAAAACCGAGATTCAACCGGAATTAAAAGATTTTGAAACGATTGAAACGGATTTACGAAATCAGAACACAACCAACCTTGTGGGCGAAATTAGACCTGATGCGGAAATCCTAGAATCAGCTAATAATTTGGGAGTTGATTTGAACCCCTCCCACTATTCAACCAACCAAGCGTTTATTGAAATGGAACAGGCTTTGAAGGCCGATCCTCAATCAAAACTTTCGCAGATAGAACAAAACGCTATCCTCAAAACAGGACAGGAAGCCGACAGGTTGATAACCGATTTGGGTGGGACCCTGGATAAAAGTCTCCTCGATGCGAATGTAAGGGGCGATATCCAGAAAAATATAGCTAAATTAGAGGTTGAAGGTTCAAAAGCGTATAGCGCGGTGAATAAAGCTGTCCCCCAAAATGTGAAAGTTAATCCGGATACGGTCATAAAATATATCGCAAAACGCCTCGATGATCTGGGTGGGAATAAGGCTTTATTGAGTAGAGCCGAAAGGCAATTATTAGAACTCACCGAACTTAAAAAGAACCCTACCTATGGAGCATTAGATCAAGTTCGAAGGAATGTCGGGGAAGCCTTGAATAAACAATCTGGACCGTTCCAGGGTGATGAGGAGCGAATACTTAATCAGGTTTATGGTGCTCTCAGCAATGATCAACAGGGAGTGGCCGATGCCTTCGGAGTTGGTGCTGATTATGAGATGGGAAGGAAAATTGTTTCCACCCGAAAGGATCTTGAAAAAGAAGCCCTCAATTTATTTGGTCGGGATATCGAAACCGGATCTCTTCTCCCCAAGTTGAAAGTTGCCGCGGGGAAATTGACCAAAGGGGATGTTTCCACATTTAAAAAGCTCATGAATTCTTTACCTAAAAACAGGAGGGCCGAAGCGGCAGCAACTATGCTCAATGAATTCTTTACATCGGGCCAAAGGAAGGCCGGAGCCATAGGGGGAGGGTTCCCTTCTGCGTTTGCGGCGTTAAACAGGAATCCAGGGGCCAAGAAAATCATATTCGATAATTTACCTCCAGGAGCTGAAAAACGATTTAATGATTTGGGAAAGGTTGCAACCGGAATATTTAAAGCTAAGAAATTTGAAAATGTTTCTGGAACTGGCAGGGCTATTATTGCGGCTTTTAACAACGGGAATATTCTCCAGAAGGTTATTGAAAGTGGAGTAGCAAGAGGTGCGGCAAGAATTGTCCCAGGTGGTGGTATTAGTGCCGATTTAGCTTCAAGTTTCTTAAGAGGAGCTAGAGGAGAACAGACAAAAAAAGCTATTGATTTTCTAACTTCCCCAGCCTTTATAAAATCCTTGCAGGATGCGGCTGTAGGAAATAGTGTTTCTGCTGAAAGAATTACAAATACAAAAGTTTTTAAGAATTGGATAACGGCACAACGGCCTGAGATAAAAACTGAAATAGCAGCGATCGGGTTCATTCCCTGGTTGACTCAGCAAAGAACAATAGAGGAACAATAAAATGCCACTTAAAAAAGGGTCATCTCAAAAAACTATATCAACCAATATTAGCGAATTGGAAAGAAGTAAAACCAAGGCTGGAAAGAAGCGAACCCGTAAACAGAATATTCGTATTGCTTTAGAATTGGCTGGGAAATCCAAGAGCAAAAGAAAAGTAAAACGTACCACATCTAAATAGGATTTTATTAAAGGAACTAATATTAAACGAACCCTTTTCGCGGGAGGTATTCTGAAAAAAACATAGGGAATAAACTATGCCAGCATTCATAGATGAGAATCAGCAATTTATAGATCCGGAGACAAATGCACCTATTGTGAATGGACAGGTTTTCTTTGGAGTACAGGGGGACGATCCGACTGTGTTAGCGAATCGGATAACAGTTTTTACGGATCGTGGATTAACCACTCCCATTAATCAACCCATAGCTACTGATGCGGCTGGGCGAACCAGTGTAAAAATTTGGATACCGGGTAGATATTCTTTTGCGGTTTTAACTAGCGTGGTGAGTGGTGGTACTCAAAAACTGATTGATGAGGATGCAGGGTCAACGGAGGCCGTGGGAACCACTGTTCTAACAGTTATTTCCGGAGCAAATATTATAACAGCCTCAGCGGATCCGGTTCTTACTGAGTTGGTAAACGGAGAACAGTTTACTTTAACTGCCATTGCAGTAAATACCGACAAGATGACTATTGATATTGACGGGACAGGAGCGAAACCCTTAAAGTTTAATTTCAACGAAGAAATGGCTCCAGGCTTTATCCAAGCGAATCAAACTCTGAACTTTACATATAATTCCACGGGAGCCCCAACTACTGATTTTTTTGTCTGGGATAATGAAGGCCGAGGAATAAGCATCTTAACAAATGTGGCTATAGTCATCGGGACCGACCCTAATACCATAACGGCTGATGGAGGTCCCTCAGTTGCAGGAAATGTTGCTGATCAATTATATTCTTTTAAAGTAGATACAACTAATGACGATAAAGTTACATTAAAGATAGGAACTTTGACTGCTGTTGCTATAAAAAATAAAGGCGCTGATTTATTGCCCGGCCAACTCTTAGCCGATATTATCTACATCGTTTCTTTTCTTCCTGGTTCTCCCGATACTTTTGAAGTGGTGAGTGGCCTTCCACTTTCTTCTCCTGGGCCTATTGGAAACACAAATGCTAATAATGTAGATTCCCTTGTTTTAACAGCTGCAACTAGTATTCAGGTGGCATCAGGTCAAACCATAACAACCTTGGGGGATACAGCCGCCCTAGATGGGAGTGACAATAAAATTCCGACTAATCTTACGGTACAGGAAGCTATAGCGGCAGCAACAGCAAATCCAGGAAAGATTTTACAAGTTAAAACCGTTCTTTCATCGGCAAAAATACAGTCAACTACTGCAATACCTGTTGATGATACTATCCCTCAAATAGGCGAGGGAACAGAAGTCATGACGTTGGCTATCACCCCTTTAGTCTCAACTTCAACCATTATTGTAATAGCAAATTGCAGTGGGGCTGGCCAACTGGCGGCCACCTATTCAATTGCTCTTTTTCAAGATGCTATCGCAAATGCATTGGCAGCAGAATTTTGGCAGTTTTCAATTAGCGGTGGTTCCCCGATTAGCTATGGGTCACCACTCACCTTAATGTTTTCTCATGTGGCCAACAATATGACCGCGAGGACTTATAGAATCCGTTTTGGACCCAGTGGGACCGGAGGGGGTGGCAATGCAACATTTAACGGCAAGAGTAACGTCAGAGTATTTGGCACAACCCCTAAATCGAGCATTGTCATAATGGAAATAGGAACCTAAAAAATGTTATTTAAAGCACTTTTGTGGAAATTTAAAAATATAGATATAGTTTGTAGGGAAGATGTTTCTAATAATAAAGATATTCTATGCCAATTCCCTCCCAACATAGATGGACTCAATTATATAGAACAAGATGTTCCTATGTTGTGTGCTCATGGAGAAAAACAACAATATGAAAAGAGTTCGTTGCCTTCCCTGGAAGATCAAACCAAATGGATAGAAGAATATAAAATCCACGGTTTGCCGCTGGTTGAATGGAAACAAAAGATAGTGGAAAGTGACAGAACTATGATGCCACGGGCTAGGGAACACACCATCACCAAAATAGATAACGGCGTAGCTGACAATGAAGAAGAACAGAAAAGATATGATGCAAAGATTGCATTAAGGAATCACAGACCTGTTTAGGTCTTGTATATCCTTATATTAACCAATAATTTAAAGGAGTAAAAGGTAAGAGCAGCAACGGGTGCGAGAACACCCGCTACGAACGTGCTACAACACGCCCACCGGCTTTCACGGTTACTCGGCGTCAAAGTCCAGGATGCCTTAGATAACCTGAACTCTGAGGAAAAAGGAAGCAAGGGTAGGCCAAAGTACTAAAGTGAAGGAGACGCCAGTTTAAGGAGAATTCCCCCTTGCAACGGATGAGTTATATCAACAGCAAGTTTTCAGGGGCTGACTTAAGGTGCAGGTTCATCAACGCATTTAAATTTTACCTTTCCGTCACTACCTGTGGAAGTTTCTATTACTTTTCCGACCCCACACGCGTTTGCCAAAAGTTCCTCCAGCGCCCTATTAGGATGATTTGCAGCATGGTCTGTCTCATCACTATGAACACAGGCTCCAGTCTCATCCTTTACTTGATCGAAACCACAACCATCATTACCAGGGTCTCCTTTGTCTCCACCCATTATTTCCTTAACCGCAGCAATATCCTCGGGAATAGCGGAAGGACCAATTATAGCAGAGATGCCTGAGATACCCGCTTTCCCATCTTCTCCTCTATCTCCTTCACAACCGATTATAAAAAGCGCAAACATTAATACTGTTAAAAATGTTAAAGCTATCGTTCCTAAACTTTTCATACTTTTCTCCTTGTTTTGGTTATTTAACTTCTACCACAAACTTCAAATAATAATATATTAAGTGATTCACAAACTTTTCATACTTTCTCCTTTAATTAAAGTTATATGCGATAGACAAACCCAGAGAATGAGAAGCTACGGGTTTTCTTTTAAATTTATATACATTATCCTTCTGGCCTCTAGTGTTATATGGTGTAGTTTCAAGTTGCTCCGAAAGCATTCTTAAATATTTGTAATTCAAACCTATTGTTATGTCGCCCGGTTTAATCCCTGCTTTCTTATCTCCTGGCATATCATAATTAATGCCTCCTGATAATTGACCCGCATAGGAATATTGTTCTGCTCGGGTTGGTAGTAATCCGCTGTATAAATGATAGGAATCATGCCCTTTATATGATATCTGCATTCCTCCAATTCCTATCCCAAGATAAGGAACAAAATTTGTATATTTCCTTAATTCAGGGAAATCAAAATCAAAATAACCGTTTATCAAGGCAGCATGACTTGTTTGTTTTCCTGTATGCTCAAGATTAACTATATCCTCCAATTTAGGCCATTCATCACGTACCGATTCCTCTTTACCTCTCATATAGGAATATTCTAATTCAGCTCTAAAATATCTATTGATTCTTTTTCCAATGAAAGCCCCGAGTCTATAGCCAGCACCGAATTCATAAATCCTTCTTCCTACCGCATATGGATTATTATAATCATAATAATCATGCCGAGTATCTTGAAACTTTAACCATCCCCCATAAACACCAGCATAATAAGAATTCTTTTCTGCTGCATAAGTCTTATGAATATCAAAGAAAAAATATAATGACCAAACAACTAAAATTATCAGATAGAAACTAAATCTTTTCATTGTTCCTCCTTTCACCAATACTTAAGGACCAGATAAACAACTGCCGAACCGACTCCTACAAAAAACAACATGCACAGCCAGAAAAGTATTTCTGTCTGGAATACTCTTTTCCATTTAGCAGCGTAATAATCCTCGGGATTCATAGGTTCCCGGTTTTCCCTTTTTTAAATTTTGTGATCTCAATTTGAAGTTTTGTTATTTGGTTCTTCAGGTCTTTGATTTCATCAGAATCATCGTCTGTGGCTAAATCCACGATTGACATTAAAATCGAAAGTGTTGACCTGGCGGCTATTTCAAGGATATTGGTTGGAGTCCCTTTCTTTGACATATCAAGGTCGATTAAAGCAATCGTCGAAGTCAACTCATCTATAAGCTTTTCCGGATTTAATCTGCTCATATTTATTTGCCTCTTTTTATAAATAAAAGATTCCAGGGGCTTGGGAAAAGCCCCTGGAAGTGTTTTTATAAATTACCTCTAAAAGTTGTAAAAGAACCATTATTTACAGGAGTAACAGTGGGACTCAGCTGAGGTAGTGATGTCTGCTATCTCAGCTGAGGTATTGATGTCTGCTACATTGGACGAGGTAGTGATGTCTGCTACATGGGCCTCAGCGTCTGCTTCAGCGTCTGCTTCAGCGTCTGCTTCAGCGTCTGCTTCAGCGTTGGCCTCGTTTTCATTAGAATTATCATTATAAGTACTTGAGTTGTCTGTGTGTCTATCTCCAGACTTTTCCAGTCCTTTTGCTAGTAAATAGGCCGATCCTACAATGCCAGCAGATTGTACTACAGCACTCCCGAATCCTGGAAGAATACCGGCTCCTACATCATGGTTCCCTACATCAGCCGGTCGGCATTGGCTATCATTCAATATTTCTTCGTCACTCTTTCCTTGTAAACTGAGGGTTCCCCGTAGATAACGACATTCAAGCACCATTGTGGTAGTAGTGCTTGGGGAAAAGGCGTGATTATTGACAAAGGTGACCTTGGCATATTGCCGATGTTCCCCTGTATCCCATTCGGTGAAAGATGGCCCCATGTTGGTTCCTACCGAAGCACAAGCCCCAAATAAAATAGTTACTAATGCTAAATAAAACAAATTACTTTTTTTCATTAATCACTCCTTTTTTTATGCAACTTTAATATTCAACTTCTTCCCAAGTCGTTTTAAAAAACTCCATGTGACTGTTGATTGAGTGTTTTATTTCTAATGATCGTTCACTTGTTTTAAGGGAAGGGGGTCACCCTCCCTTAACCTTATTAGTTCATTTTTCATATCAAAAACCTCTTGCCCGAGAAGTTTTATTAATTTATTGTTGTCACCGCTTTTTTCTAAAAAAGATTTCTTTCCCTTCCTTCTACTAGGAGTTCTATTGCCTTGGGTTCCTT